TCATGACAGAAACAGAATGCCATACGGCAGTCGGATTCTTCGCCCATGCCAATCTGCACCTGCACCAAGATGTCAGGATGTAGCCTGTGCATCATTATGGAACTGCCGGCTAGATCGATGCTGACATAGGCCACTTGCGGTGCCAGAGGCCGGCCGACCAGTTGGCTCACACGTTCAGTGTTGGCTTCTACTATCTGTTGTAATTCGGGAGTGTCTGACCATGGTGTGAGCAAACGGTCGTCATACTGCATGGAAAATGGCACGCGAGATCGTCTATATGCCAGTTTGATCGATCGCCATTGATCGGGTTCAAAGAAATCTTTGGCCGTCCACAGTTGCTGATTGATCCGGACAGCGTTCATGACCGAGCTAGATTCAATAATCTATCTAGCCCTTGGCTTTCTTTGATGCCTATATATTCGGTTCGTTGACCAGCGGGTCTGATGCCCACTTCCATGCTGGGGTATTTGTTCTTGAGATTCTGTGCGTGTTTCCGGGCCTGCTCACGATTGCCATATTGATGTAGGCCGGATTCGATACCATCACGCCTGCGTATCACATCATAGGGTCCTTGAGCATCTGGTTCTGCAGAGATGTCGCCCATGGCCAATCTTTTTACCTGTCCTTCTTTGACTGCATCAAGGTCTATGGCATCCATACCTGGTATGCCCAACTGTTCCAATCTTTTTTGCACACGAGGATCGTCCCACACATTGGCGTCAGGGTTGGTCATGGCCATGTCTTCCAAGATGTCAAACAGTTCGTCGTCGCCAATGATGTCATACAGTTGTTCTGTGGCATTGGAAGCATCAGGTCCCACGATGAGATCTTTGCTCATCAAGATCTGTAATTTTTTTACCTGCTCAGGAGTCTCTGGTATGGCCCAGGTGCCTTCCATCACACGGTCAGTCCATGATTCAAATTCGTCGGCTTCGGGGAGATCCTGTTCTTGCAGTCGTGCCAGCACAGGCAAGGCCTGTTCTACTCTAGGATCCAAAGTCTGTTTCACGAACAATTCGCGTATGGTCTCCACTGCTTCGTCTATCTCTGTGATCTCAGCAGGATCAAAACTGTCACGTTCTTCGTGATAGCCTCTGCGACCTATCATCTTCTTGGCCTTGGCTTTGAGATCAGCGTAGTGGCGTATGGCAGCTTCTACCATGTGCGCGGCTTCACCGGTATAGTCACGATGCCGTGCCGCACGCACGAAGTTGCTGAGCGTTTTCATCTCATCCACGATCTCTGTGATGTGGATGCCAAAGGCATCGTAGGGTGTGCCACCTTCGGCCACGTGTCGTGCCAGCATGCGACCATGTGTGAGGCTGCGGCTGGGCACACGGAAACGTTCACCTTCGGCATTCTCTACATAGAGGCTTTCGATATGGCGGAAACGTGCATCACCTTCACCCAAGGTTTTGTTGTGTTTGATCACAAGCCGTGCGCGATTGGGTTGATCTGAGTAGGAAATCTTGCGGTTGCCATAGTAGCCTTCAAACAGGCTTTCTTTGACGGCAGCCATGGTCTTCATGTTGTATTTGAGTCTGCTGAGATTTTTTACGTTAAACGTGAGCAGATTGCGTTTGGCGAACATGCGAACCAGATACAGGAAATCATACCAGTCGCCACGATCATTGCCTTCCATGGCTCGTGCCATGTTGTCTCCAAAATACATGTCCAGGTTGTTTTCACCGTCCAGGGCCACTACCACAGTGCCATAGTCCTTTTCAGGAGTGGCATAGTCAAAACTGATGATGTCTGCATCAGCAGGATCAGCGGCGGGTTTGCCTTGGCTGTCCAGGGCTTCGGGTTCAAAATCCTGCGCTACGAGCAGGTCATATAGTTGGCGTGCGGGTGTGTTTTTATCGCTCATGGTATTATATTTATTAGAACACGGCTATGAAGGGCATGGGTTCTATGATGGTATCCGAATGATCACGCAGTTGTGTGTCCAGTTCTTGATGATAACTCTGGAGCAGTTGCATCATGCGCACAGCCAACAGCGTGGCCATGACAAGATCATCGGTTTCGCCTACTTTGGCCGCGTAACTGGCACCGTGCGCTATGAAGTTCTTGAGTTCAGTGATGAGGCTGGCAGAATTGATGCGCATCCTACCAGTTTCAATGAGATTTTTCAGTTTGGCGCAGGCCGCCAGTTTGGGCTTGTTGGTGGTGTTGAATCCTTTGCGATATCTGCGTCCGCCGCCACTGCTGGGATCGCTGAGGAAATAGCCCTGGATGTTTTCTTCGCCATATTCTGCTATGGATATCAAGGCAGCTTCGCCAATGGTATTGTTCTCCACTGTAAAATAGATGCTTTTGGAATCACGCAGTGTTTCATTAATGTGTTTGCACACATCGGCCAAGATGCGAACCTGGCTGGGAATGTCGGTCCGGTTGTGCCGCCATTCGGCTACCTGTTCTGTGGTGTTGGCATCAAACACCTGGATGGCCGACGGGTCTCCCCCGGTGCCCAGGCTAGGGTCCAGGGCTACTACATAGATATGCTCTTTGTTTATGGGTTTGAACCAGCGCACCTGTCCAGTCTTGTAGATGGGTTCAGTGGCCACAAGATCGATCAGTTTAGTAGGAGCGATCAAGGTCTCGTCGTCGATGATGAATTCGCAGTCCATCTCTCGGCGGAAACGTTCTTCGCCCAGTATGGCTTTTTGCTGTGAAGCCCAGGCATCGTCACGGTCAGGATGTTCGCGCCAATATGCACGGAAAGCCCGGAAACCATTCTGCCCTATTTCTGTGGGATTGCCGTAGTCATCTTCCAGTTTGTTGGCCAGTTTCCAGATCAGCGCAAACTGATCTTCGTCTGAATTGGGCGTGGACGTAACAATGGCTTTACCACCAGTTGACAGCGTGGGTGTGATGGAAGTCCAAAACTCTTTGGCTATGCCCGGGCGCACGAACGCAAACTCGTCGCAGTAGAGCAAGGTTATTGACATACCACGACCGGTGTTTTCTGTTGTGGTCTGGCTGACGATACGTGATCCATTGTCAAATTCTATAGATCCTTTGTTGTAACTCACAACCCCTGCCCTGATATGATCTGGACAGGCTTCATAGGCATAACGAACACGTTGCATGATCTCCTGTGCGCCCAGATACTTGTGGGCGGCCACCAAGATGGTCGAATCCGGAACGAACATGGCATACCACAGCAGATAGCCTGCTGCCGAAGTAGATTTGCCCGTTTGCCTAGGCATCATGGATATAGAGAATCTATAATTGTGATAGGTCTCGATCAAGCGTTCTTGGAATTCATAGGGCTGATACAGCATCTTACCATACAAGGGATGTTGTATGTAGAAAAAATGACTCATGAAGTAAGTAGGACCCGATTCAGGATCCGCACATTTCACGAACTCATCGACCTGCTGTTCAGTGTAAGGCATCCTGCGATGCGGTTGCTTGATAAGGACGCCTTCGAGACTCTTGGACATACTGTTACTTACCAAAATATACGCCGATAAATATCATTATGAGCGACACGTTAGTATTAGCACCAGACTATCAACCAGTAAACTACTTGCCGCTGTCAACCATAGATTGGCAGACTGCTATCAAACTGTTCTTCTTGGACAAGATCCAAGTGCTAGAATGGTATGACGATTGGACTGTGCGCAGTGCCAAATTGGAAATGCGTGTGCCTGCTGTGGCTGTCACAAAGAAAGGATTTGGTAAGAATGGTGGTATGCGTTTCAGCCGCCAGAATCTCTATCTGCGTGATCTGTTTACTTGCCAATATTGCAATGACACCTTGGGCGCAAGACATCTAACCATAGACCATGTGTTGCCCAGAGCACAAGGTGGCATCACTTCTTGGGAAAACTGCGTGACCTGTTGCAAGACCTGCAACTCCAACAAAGGCAACAAGGTGTGGAGGCCAAACAAAACTCCTTACAAGCCTAACTACTGGAAGTTGGTAGATTCAGTGAAGAGCACTTATCGAGGGGTGCGGCATCCTTCGTGGCATCTGTATCTGGGCCTCAAAGAAGAACAGATACGAACCTACTGACACCACGACTGCTTGGCGTCACCGTAGTATTCTCTGGCGAATCCATTTTTAATCAATTCAGCACGTAGGCTCACACCATTCAGTATGATATCTCCCAGAACACGACCACCGAACTTGTCCCAGGCATAGAGTGTGACTTGGTGCTTTTGTGTTGATGCAACTGCTTGTTTGGTAAAGGCACTGGCAGCTTCACCACGTTGTGCTTCGCTGGGGCACTGAGATCGGTGTCCTTTTTCTGGAGTGTCAACACCATAGATGCGGACAGCAAGTTCTGGCTTGAGCGGTCGAGGAAGAAACGGCGCACTGATAACAATAGTGTCGCCGTCGCTGACCCTTAGTATTTGTGCGTCATAGGTAACGCCTTGTGGTGCTTTTTGTGCCAAGGCTGGAACTGCTATGGCTATGAGCAGTGCTAAAAAAACGTAGAGTTTCATCTTGATATCCTTTATGTTATTTCTTGCCATTCCACACTGGCATAGACGTCTTGATTGGTGCCGGTGGTGGCCATGGTAATCACATACTCGTATGGTGTGCCAGTAAAAGGCTCTCGCTCCAGCTGATATTCAAAAGTAAATGTTTCTTGCGTGGGAGAACCTGTGCTCTGGTTGGTTGAGTTTATGAATGACTGTTCAGCGATGTCGCCTGACACCAAGGCTGTGGGAGCGAGGTTGTATTGCACTGAACTGTCTACAGCTGAATCCGTCCATGAGCCACCTGATGTGATGGCTTTTTTATAGATTCGGAACTGGAATATGCTGGCAGCCACAGGTACCAGGCTGTAGTTTATGGGTATAACCACGGCATTGAGATTGGTGCTCTTGAGTCGGATAGCGATAACGGGTTTAAAAGTCTGATCATTGGGCAAGCGAACCGGAGTGCCTATGGCATGACTGGCGGCTCTGGGATTGCCTGATCCACTCAGTTGGAATCCACCTTCAGAGATCACTGTGCTACAGATCTGTGTCATCATGCTGGTGCCGGCGACAGCGCCAGTGTTGGTTATTTCATAGCGTATGGGCAAGGTGGCCGTGGTCATGTAGACCTTGGTGTTGCCCGGTTGATTGGCATGAGGAAATGAATGACAGATAATATACGCACCGTTGATGACAAAGCCCACACGCACTGAGCCCACGCCCAGCCACTCCACATCAGCAAAAAAGATCTGTGTTCGATCAGGATACAGCGTGATACCAGACGGATTGGTCACAGGTCCTGTGCCATTGAGTTGATCGACATTCCAGGCATCTTGTCTGATACGCTCTTCCACTCCAGTGGATCCTGAACGTATGACCATGTAGTTGTAGGATCCATCGTTTTCAAAATACACACCGTCGTTGGCATCAAACAAGCCCACACGCTGGCGGAGATTTGTCTTTGGTGTGTTAAAACAAAATGTGTTCAGTGTGAGTTGGCTCTTGCCAGGCTGGTAAGGAAATGGCTTCAGCGTTTCTCTCAGCACTGAATCGCCCGACGCTGTGCCCACGTTGAGCTGATAGGAACTCTGAGCGGCTACATATACCACGTTGCCAGTGCCAGATATGGAGTTAGCAAACTGGCCATGATCGTAGTAGCGAGCCTGAGTTTCAAACAGGCTAACAGGTTCAGACACACGCAGACGCCCAAACGCATCGGCAGTGGCTCCGCCAAACCCAGATATCACTACATTGGCGTCATCAGCCAGCACCACATTGGCCGTGCCAGTGATGCCCACATTGCCATCTATGGTTATGCTTCCACCACCATCAACCACAGTGACGTTGGCAGTGATACCCGCGATGTTTCCGGTTATGCCCACATTGCCCGACGTTATAGCGACATTGGTGTTGCCTGAGATCACCCAAGGTGTGGTGCCCTGGAAAACAGTGACATTGCCCGATATGGGCATGGTGTTGCCTGTGAGATCGATATTACCCAGTGCGCCAATGCTTATATTGCCCACTGACACATTGCCAACTAGCACAGCGTTGGTGCGGACAAATACGTTGCCGGTGGCCTCGTCCAGCTCCAGGGCCTGCGTTATGTTACGTAGATACCACGGTGCTACGTTAGCTGGATTTGGATAGGCCATAATATACTATTTAGCTAGGGCTGGTAGCGCAACAAAGTGGCTAAACTTGTACCACAGTCACTATGACGCTGGGTACCACAGGGCCTGGACCTTCACTGGCCAGTGCCACAATATCAATGCCAGCAAAACTACTCCACCAGGCCAACTTTACATGGTCACCGGCTGCCAAGGACTCCACATAGTTCCAACCAACGACCACTTTGTTATTGTTGCCTGTAAAGGTGGTGACGCCACCAGAGTCTGGCACAGTGTTGCCATTTTTTTCCAGCCATATTTCCATGTTGTGTGTGCCGCCACCAGTTTGCAGGAATTGTGCGCTGAATTGGATGTCATAAACACCGGCAAAATCCACAGTGATTTCATCGCCACTGACTATGCTCACATGATTGTTGCTGGAGGTGGTGTTGAACTGCATGTAGTTGACATTGCCAGTGTCGTTGTTCTGATTGGTGGTATCGTAGAACGATCCGTAGAACTTGGTGGCATTGGCATTGGCCAACAACACCAGATTGCCGTTGTTGTCACCAGCATACAAGTTCAGGGCGTTTTGTTCTACTACCAGTTCTGCTGGCCTTGCATTGCCATTGTATTGGCCCACAGTGACCTGGGCATTGTCCTTCATGGCCGCCCGGCTGATGCCGGTTATGTCGCTGTAGGGTGGTGGCGGGCTGGCCATTATCTAGGATATCCTCTGAAACTTTTTATAGGGCTGGTAGCATTGGTAGTGCTGGGCTCCTGGCTCTTCTCTGAAGTCACTAATTTTTTGCCACCTGGCGTGTTGGTCATTTTCAACGCACGGTCAATCACGGGCTTTATGCCTGCGTTCATGCCTGCGATCACTCCGTGTTCGCCAAATGCTGTTTCTGAACTCCATTCAGGTTTGAACGGATCGATGCCATTGTTCTGTGGATTCAGTGCAGAAGCGTAGTCAGCACGAGCACGGGCGATGGCCACCATGAATCTGTAGTTGTTGTAAGGATCTGATGCTGACAATCCAGGGATCACGTAGGTGTGTTGCATGGGAGACTCTTGTTCTGGCGCCAATGTTTTTTGCTCAGCGACAAACTCTCGGGCTCTCATCGAGGATATCCTCGGAAACCTTTGATGGGACTCTTTGGGTTACCACCGGGTGCTTCTTGGCTGCGCATGTCGCCGTTGTTTAGATCATGGTGTATGCTGCCTACTGCATCGTAGGCCTGCCGAAGCATGGCCGCTTCTTCTTCAGTATAAGGAAAAGCGATGTCGTAATTGTGTGCCCACGATGCACTGGGGATATCTATAGGATTTACACCATCTGCTGAGGCCACGGCCATCATCACTCGATTCAGTTCGTAGTAGCGATCGCGACCATCGGCATCTTTGAAACGATGAACACCACGAGTGCTCCATCTCTGTCGCTTGGTCATCTTACCTTCTGGACTTTCAACGATAAATTCGCGTGCTCGCACGATTGCTCCTTAGAACACGCTTTCTTGTGCTGAGCTCGCTGTGCCTAGTTCCAAAGCAGTAAAAGGTGTTCCGGTAACGGTCACCTTGTTACCAGCACCAGCATAGACTTCAAACACAGTATTAGCCGGTATGCTGATAGGTGCTGAATAGATATTGCCTACCGCAGCCGCACTGCCGAGTGCTGTGGCATAGGCTTGATATGTCACGGTGTTAGCCCCGGTGGCGATCTGCAGTTTATCTGAGTAGACTGTAGCGTTTGCTAGACTGGTGTAGACGTTTGCGGCCATTGTTGTTTTTCCTTATTACCACGCACGGCAAGACCAATATCTTGCCTTTGTTCTTGGTCCCGGATTGTCGCAGTTGTGTCGGGCACGGAATGATCGGCGACGTGCAGGATTGGACTTCTTGATCTTCATGGTCTTTTGACCCAACCGTTTGGCTGATGTTCCACCATGACCAAAGTTTACTTTCTTGATATTGCCCGAACTGGGATCACGGACATATACTTTGAATTTCTTGACGTCGCCACGCATGGGTTTGCCCAGGGGAACTTTGCGACCTTGATATTCAGCTTCACCAATGGGGTCATCGGCGGCTGTGCCGTCGGGTGCACCAGGTTGGCTGTCCGAAGCAGGTTCTTCTTGTGTGGGATCTTCGCTGACCAAAGTATCATCTACGCTCATGGACTCTTCCATGTCTTTGCAAGAGCATGCTTCCTGCATGCATTCAGAGCAGGTATCTTCTACAGTGTATCCATAACTTTCCAGTATGCTGATCAGTTTGGCGTCGGCTTCGATGCACAGTCTATCTTCTTCCACGCCAATGATATGGCTTTCGATCAAGCAATCTTCTTGGATGTTGATAGCAAAATCATCACCAACGGCCGGATTGTCCATCCATTGTTCAGATTCGGCGAGATAATCTTTGAAAGTTTTCATCATGCTTTGTATTGTTGATACAGTTTGCTCAAATGTGATTCAAGTTCTTCGGCTTCTTGCACACGCACTGCTGTGACAGGCACAGTGGTCTGACCGTTGCCTGCTATGTCACGTTTTTGCTTGTTGAGACCGCCTGCGATGGTCTTGGTCATGTAGTCTGCAGTTTGTGTTTCTGCTTCGGGTGCGTTGGCCACATCTTCTTGGCCTTCGGCCATTTGCTCGCAACCACAAGGTGTGGAACCGCATGCAGGGCATGTTTCTTCGTAGCCACCAGCCGACCCCATGCCAGCCAGTTTCAGTATCTGTGCCAGTTTTACAGCATCGTCATCTGACGCTGTCACAGACAGATTCTTTTCGCCGTTTTCACCCACTGACATGTTGATGCTCATGCCTTCCGTGAGCACTTCGCTGAGTCTGCGATTGTAGCTTTCTGTGATCTGGCTTTCATACACGCCTTTACCAAATATCATACCTTTTTTCCCTTTTCCTGTGGCAGGAGCCGTGGCCACTGATCCGGCCACTGTGGACTCTTCAGTTTCCTCTTTGCCTTTTTTCTTGGCCATCTTGGTGGCAGTAGCATACATCACTTCTTCACCACGCTCGCCATAACGCTTTTCAAAGTCGCCTTTGGATTTCTTCATTGACTTCACAAACTTTTCGCGCTTGTCCATTTCAGGCTTTGACAGTTTGCGCTCGGGCATGACTTCTTCTGCGTCTTCAGCATCACTGGCCTTGACATAGTCACGTGCTGTGTCAAGATAGTCCAGGGCCTTGGTGATCTTTGACTGCACCCACTCTGGTAAATTCTCATCTGCATCAAGTATGCTGTGTAATTCTTTGGCTGCATCCATCACCGTGTGTAACTGTTCACGGGCCATGTCGCCTTCGCGATCGTATTCACCTTTATCTACGAGACTAATACTATCAATATCGCCTTCTTTGATAGCACCTTTTTTCAGCAATTTGCTCTTGCCTGTGGGGCCTTTAGCACCGATGGCATGCTTGGTGCCCTTGGGTCGGCCACGTCCACGCTTTTCAGCACTGGGATCTTTGCGGCCTGGTTTGAGGTTGCCGTGCTCATCGTAGTCATCGTCACTGCCTGTATTGTCGTCATCATGACGACGTGTGTGTTGCACACCGCGATCGGTTTTCTTCAGCGTGCCTTTGGTTGTTTTCACTGTGTCGCCTGATCGGGCTCTGCGATCAAAGTCATCGCGATCATCAAATTCATATTCGCGCACTGGTTCCATGTCTCCGTCACCGTCTAGGTCGGCCATCTTCTTGCCAGCGGCACGAGCTTTTGCAAGATTACCTGTGAACCGGTTGCCTTCTTCCATGTCATCTTCATTGGTTTTGCGCAGTTTGGCCAACACAGCGCCAGCCACTTTCTCGCCACGCTCTTTGCTACCATATCGCTCACCGGCTGACTTTGCGATCTGCGCAAAGGCCTTGCCAGGTTTACCGATGTCTTTGCCGGCACGTGCGGCCTTGGCCGAATAGGATGCTTCGTCTACTTCTTTGGCCGCCGACTTCATTGGTTCTGTTTTGTTGCCATCTTTGTCCAGATCCAGAAAGTCTGGTTTGGAACCACGACCTTCCAGCAAGTTCATTTTACCTAGTATGTCATACATGTTGTTCATTTTGTTTTCCTTATCTGGCAGAGCTGTGGACAGCCGGTATCTTGTTTTGTTTCGTCCCCACGGGGCTGACGTCTCCCATGGGGAAATCATTGGAAGTCACAGCAGGCGGTGTCTTGCCACCAGCCACAGTGAAATCGCTCTTGTATGCGTTCTTGACCACTACCTGATGTTCTTTGGGAGCGGCTGAGTAATCTTTCTTGAGATCTCGTTGCTGTTTGTCAGGCGCAGGAAAATCTGTATCGGTCAAGACGTTTTTGTTTTCTACATCTTGCTTGGCACGCTCTTCATCCATGCTGTCTGCATATTTCTTGTCTTGCATTAGAATGTTGTTGGGATTGAGTTTCAGCAATTCAGCTATCTGGGTGATTTGGGGAGGTGTTGCAGGATAGTTGAAAGTAACATCAAAGAAAGTCATTGATTCATTGTTGCACTGTGGGAAATCTTTGAGCTGTTTCTGCACAGGTGTTTTTTTCACGTCGCTCATTGACACTACATCAAACTGCTTGAGCTTGTCTTTGAATGCGGGCATAAAGCCCTCAGGCATGTCTCCTGCTATCTTGATGCGATAATCATACGTGTGTTTTGATTCTGTTAGGTATTCTGCAAAAGTTTTCATATCAATCCCCTATATCATATTTAGCCTATTCTGGCTTCTTTGGTTGTTCGCGGCGCACAAGGCGTTCCAGCATTTCGTTGCGATCCAGCACATGCCCTGTGCCTGTGACGGGTATGTCTCCGTCGTTGGACTCGCGATCCAGTTTGGCTTTCTGCATCTGTAACTGTATCATCTTGAGTTTTTTGTTCATCTTGGCTGTTTTGGCCGTGATAGCGTGACCCAGCATGGTGCTGGCCACGGAAAATATCTCTGATGCATAGCGGCTGTCTACCTGCATGCCCAGATCCATGAGATCGTCAAAACTTTCTCGTGCCTTGCCGGCCAATTCGTCCATTTCTTCGTCTGATGCTTCCAGGCCTCGCACAGCGGGCAATGCTTGCTCGATCTTGTCAAGAGTGGCCAGAGTTTCGGGCAATACAGGCAGGGCAGGTTCAGAGGGAGTTTGATCGTCTATGGATTCATCCTCTTTGCGAGGCAGATCAAACAGTTCTTCTAATTTTCTCGTCATGCGGTATTTACCGCTTATTTTTTACCGTTGCGGAAGATGTCGTCTTCGGTTATCACCCGGAACTGGATGCCTTGGCGGCGGCACCACTTCGAAGCGGCATCCCATTTGGCGTAGTTCACTGCCACTATGGCACGGTCACGGGCACTGGCCTTGCTTTCCAGGATGCTTTGCTTTTTGGGCTTGATTTCGATCAGTTCAGTGATCACTCTGCTGTCTCGGGTGCGATATTGCACCAAGAAATCAGGAATATAGTTGGTCATTTTGCCTGTGAGCGGATTGCGATATGGGATAGCAATGCTCTCGCTGGCCCATCCCACTATGGAATCGTTGTTGTCACAGAAACGCATGAAAGCATGTTCCCAACCCGAACGATATTTGGGTCGGCCTTTGCCTAGATATTTGTTGGGATTGCGGACTTCAAAAAATCCCTGTGCATAGTTGCGGCTCATGGTAACACATTGCGGGCCGCATAGAAGTTAGGTTGCACCACGGCATTCACACCCAACAGCGTGGCGTTGCTTCTTTGGTTGTTGAGATAGTAACACAAGGTAGATGTCAATTGTAACTGGTCTTGTCCTTGTATTTCTTGGAGCAATTCCAGCACAGGACGTCTACTGTAATCTGCTACCTGGAACAGACTCACTGTAAAATTTTTGGCTGCGGTCTTGTCTTTGAAAATCCTAGCAAAATAACTGTAGACCGCATCGTATTGATCCACAGGAACTTCTACGGCAAATTCGTAAAAATTATCAAACACCCTGACAGTCATGTCAAGTCTTGGATCGGTATAGTTTACTGTGCTCATCGTATGTTGTTATTTACTTGTTGATTTACAGGCTGTATGGTCCTACCAGTGCGTGTGAATTCTGTAGGCACTGCCTGGGTAGTAGGTCCTGACAGAGTAGGTTCGGCTGTTCTCGGCGAAGCCGGATCAGTGGTAGTGGAATTCTGTTGCACCGGAACTTTGGGGAAGAAAAATCCGTCGGCGGCGTTGGCTGTTTGTCTCACAGCGCCTGGTAACTGCCCTCGGATCACATCCTGCACCACGGCATTGGCTTCATTGCGCACTATGCTCTGGAGATTTTTGCCTTTGAAAGTCTGATAGGCAGTGCCGGCTTTTTGCACGGCACCAATGATGCCCAATACAGAACCCGACTGTAGATCGTTCACTATGCCTCCCACTGTGTCTACTAAACCACCCTGTCCCAATATGGTCGCGTTGTTGCCCAACCGATCCAGAGGACTGCGCACTGTGTCGTAGCGTGATGGATCGGCAAATCCTTTGATGTTGGCACTGGGCCGAGAAGTATCGATCTTGCCTTGATAGTATTTCACTGTCTCGTAACGCAAGGTCATCTGATGTTCCATGGTGCCGGTGTTTTGGCTGTAATCATAGGTGTCATGCCGGAAATCGGTGATCATGGGGTTGATCAAAACATAGGCGCAGAAATCATGCTGGCTCATGCCATATATGGTGATGTCGCGGAAGAATGGTGGTTTGCCATTGGGTGCCGACACACCATCACTGTAGGACTCACCAACATAACCCCAGTCGTTCACAGTGCGTTGATCGTTGTAGATGTCTCGACCGTTGTAACTGAGTTTGGGATCACCGCCGTTGCCGCTCTGGCCGGCGCTGCCTTGTGTGACGGGCACACCCCAATATTGTTGGGTAGGATCTTTGTAGTAGTATGCGAAATAGTTATACCACAGGCTCCGCACCAGATCGCTGCCATCATCGTGGAACACGATTTGGCAAGGGTTGTAGTCTATGCGCTTCTGGACCAATCGCTTGCGATTGTATTGATTCATTGTGTCAACTTCGATGTTGTAGTTGGGAAGTTGTGCTGTTTTTACCAATAGTCCAATGTTGTCTCGTTCCTGGCGATTGAACACTTCGGCCAACTTGGGGATTTCAATGGTGTTGAGATTAAAGTAGACATGGAAGAGATATTTAAAACGAGGCGCCAGCTCATATCCGTTGGCACGGAAAGTCTTGCTGGCGTGTGTGTAGTCCTTTAGATAGTCGCTTCCAAAGAACCCCTTGAGGAAGTCCGCTCCAAAGGCCATGATTGATTAGCCGGTTACTACGTCGCCCAGTGTTCTACCTACTGTGGCACCAACACCAGAACCAATCGGTGTCTGGATGGCATTGTCATAACGCAAGGTCATGGAAACTGTGACTGCGGCACTCTCACCGTAGTTCAAATCGTTGTAGTTCACTGTGCTCAAGTAGCAACCATACAGTTCCCAAGTTTCAAGCACGTTGGGCGCAAACGCACCATTACCACCGTCCAGTATTTCACAGCGTGTGGTGAATTTGTAGTCGATACCTGAAGCGGCTGAAGCCTGCTCTACGAAATCCAACTGCTTCTGCAGTTGTTCGCCAACCAGTTTAGAAACGTTGCCACCGGCATCGTCACGCAATTCACATGTGACAGCTTCCCAATTGTATTTGCCTGCGAGATAGATGGTGCTGTTATATACCGGCACTTCAATCTCTGGAAAGTTGATTGTAGGGCGTGTGAAACTGATCACCTGTTTGGTGAGTTCAGTTCTTGGTGTGCTTACGCCAAGATTCTCAAACACCACTCTGAAGCGATACTTGAGTTTGGGCATCAGCAAACCCTGGGTTGGGCTTGACTGATCACTTGCCAACGGCACTGTCATTCTGTTCAATGATGCGATAGACATACTGGTCTCCTGAATCCTTATTGCAATTATTTATCTGAGATGAGATCAAAAAAAATGGGGCCAAAGCCCCATTTTTCTGCACTAGCGATACCGTTAGACGGTGCTTGCGGTAGCAACATCGCCTGCGGCAATCTCACCTGTGTTCTTGATACGAACCGGTATGTAGATGAATTCAACTGCTTTCACAGGCTCGATTGCGATGTCAACATAGAGTTCGTTGCGATCGATACGAGCCGGTGTGTTGTTTGATTCATCACACACAACCAGGTAGTCGTAAACACCACGCTTGGCCACAAGATCGTTCAACAAGTTAGAGATAGCATTGGATATCTCATCACGAGTGATCTGATCATTGGGTTCAAACACAAAGCTCTTGCCAATGGTTTCAAGGCGTCCACGCAAGAATGCAATCAAACGTGCCACATTGATACGATCCAGTGCCGACGGTGTTGCAGCTTCGGTCTTGTTACCGTAGTTGGTTATGCCCGTGCCAGGTATGAACGTGATCGGGTTGATCTTGTTTTCATACAAGGTATCACGTATGCTTTGACGGATCGCTGTTGAGATAAACTGTCCGGTCTGGGCATTGACATATCCCAACGAAAACGCATTGTCAACCACACCGCGGCGTGTGCCGGCAGGTGCCAACCATGGGAACGAAACTTCGTCGCTACGCAGGATAGTGCGCAACATCATATGGCTGGGCGGTTGCACCACTGTGCCACCAGTCAAATCTGTGGTTTGGCATGATGGATAGAACGTGCCAAGATACGCATCAGCTGTGACCAGTCCATCTTCTCCGTCTAAACCAGCACCACCAGCATTGGTCGCCCATGCAGTGATAGCGTCGGCTGTGTCAGGCAAGCGCATTGGTGTGTCACCAACTACAAACGCTGTGTTGTTGCGCTCATTGTTGAGTGCTATCATATTCACTATCAATTCTGGATAGTTGGGTGTGGCGATCAAATTGAACTGGCGTTGTTCTTCGCGCAGATCTTGATTGCCATCTATCGATGATTTCATGGCCTGCACCACCATGTTCCGCACTGCTTTGCGACCCATGTAAGGTGATCCATCGTTTTTCAATCCGCTGGCAGTGACCCATGCATCAGTGACTGTGCCTGTGAAATCAGGATAGTCAGTGGCATTGAAGTAATCTACCTGGAAGCTCTTGACGTTGAATCCTGAACGACGCAGGTTGAATGCCAACATGCCTGCAGGATACAATGTATACTCAGGTGCATCTGGATCCAGATACGAGCTGGCCAGCAAACTGGTTATGGTTGGAATTGGAGCAGTGATAGGATCTGTGTCACCGTTGGTAGCCCAACGGAAGTCAGCGAACAGCACACCATTTTCGGTGGTCTGGTCGGTGTTGTCGATCAATACCCATTGATCTGCACCGTCTACTGATTGCCAACGCTTGATCACTGGATACAGTTCAAGATCGCTGGTGTCGATCCAGAGATCACCATAGACCAGTGGAGTATCGTCACTTTGCACAGTGGGTGCTGTGACAGAAATGATTGGTCCAGCGGGATCTGTCTGTGTCAAATTGTAACCGCGCACATCATTGCTGAGTGTGCGATATCCAACCCAGGCATTGCCACTATTGATCATGATGTCAACTTGATCTGTGGCAGAATAATACCACAAGCGTCCATCAGCAGGATCTTGGCTAGGTGCCACGTCGCTGGCAGTGTATGTGAATGTGGGTGCACCTACCCAGTTAGATAGGATCAACTGATTGCTCACACCTGCTCGCACTCCAGTGACTGATGTAT